CGTTAGTTTTTTCACTCCTATCCTCCTTTAGTGGTTTTTTTGATTTTCATTCCGTAATTGTTTACACCGACAGGAATTTTAAAACCGTCAACGTAGCAAAATTTATTTTGCTTAAACGGTCTGTAATTTACTTCATGGTGCCAGCGGTTAAATTTCCAAACCACTTTTGCTACGTCTGGATGCAAATCTTCAATCATCTGGCTCTTGGGTTTAGTGCCTTCGTGCGCGTAAAACTCTTCTGTATTGCCGCCAGACAACGTCTGTGTGGTAGCCTTCTCTTGCTGAAAAGCGTTGTACTGCACAGTGCAATGGCCGTCTTTTAGAACGCGCAAAGACAAGTCTGTATCTTCATTGTATCGACCCCTCCATCGATAGGGGATATTGTTTTGAATCAGCAGGCAAGAATAAATGCGCGTGTTCTTGACAAACGCTGGCAGAGGTTCTTTCGCTTTCACGAAAAAGTCATAGCAAGGCCCAGACAAATACACATTTTTATATCGATCTGCAAAATCTTCCATTGCCCGAAATATTGTTCCTGACGTGACCTTAATCAAAAGATTTCGGTTCAGCCTGTGGAAATATGCAATGTTGTCATCCATCACCCAATGTCTAGATGCTCCCAAATCAATTGCATGATCCCAAGCAAAATTACGAGCGGCCCCCGGGCCTTTTGATCTGCTATCTCCAAGATCATCGCACGTATCATAGTCGAGCAGATATTTTTTCGGAAGCACCAGACATTTATCTGCACCAACTTCAGCAGCGTACATTTCAAGCTGGCTGGCTTCGACAATGATTTTGTAAGGCACACCCATCCAATCAAGCGCCTTGCTTGTCAGTCGGCTCTCCCACCGCCCCTTCGATACAATATAAACTGGATACTTAGGGTTCATCGATATATCGCTTATCAGACGTAATCCTGTGATCCATTTTTGGATACCAACAGGCTTTCTGTTTTGGGCTTATCGCCTGACCCATCAATTCTTTAAATCGCATGAAATCTTCTTGATTTCTGAAGCGAACATTAATTGCGTGATATGGACGTAAATCTTCCTGCACATACTCTGGCATCCCGTGCCATTCTGCTTCCCAATCTGTCTCCAAGTCTTCAAACAAACTATTTTGCATCCAAAAACTCCAGCACTTGCTTCGACGCATCGCCTGCGCCCTTTCCCACAATCACAGTGTGGCCCACTGATCTCAAATATTCGATAACTTTTTTCTGATCGGGAGACAGCCTGCCGCCCGTGGCCCTCTTCATTTCCACCCAAAGATTGCAGGAGGGGATATAAAGATCGGGTATCCCTCTGGTTACCCCCTCTGCCTTCAGCCGTGTCGCCACGCTGATGCTGCGCTTCTCACCATTCGGGATAGCAAAAATCAAAGTGTGCGGATATTTGGCCCGAAACCAGTTCACAAACCCCACCTGTTCAGAATGCTCAGAGTGCTTAAAACGGTATGTCTTCGACACCCCAATCAGCGATTGGGCCTTCTTGCGTCTCATATTTTCTCTCCACTTTTGTATAGTCGAACTGCACAACCTCAAAATATTTCGGATTGTATGTCGAGGGTTTTATTTTGATGCGGCTGGGCCAATTCCAGAAGTGGCACTCGTCCATCGCCTCGTCTGTCGTGTCAGCGCCAGAGGCCAGCAGTGACCGCCGCGCCTGATATCTGCTGGCCGCATAGCCACCGTGATTTGGACAAAGCCATTCGTTTACGCTTCTCATCCCGCAGTAGTACGTCACCTTTACCGAATCAGGTTTGCCCTCCTTGCGGTGGCGATGATAAAGGACGCTGTCCACGTCCACCCATTCGGCCTTCACTTGGCCCGACAGCATGGCCCCATCGTAACTTTTGGAGCCGTGATTTAATGTGCGAGGTGGGAACTCATGGCCGCAAACGTGGCACTGCAACGCCGCCGCAGGACACATGGTTTGGCAAGCCTCGCACTGCTTCACTGGTGCCGCACCCTCTTCTGTCCTCGCAGATTTATCCTTGGGCTTTACCTTATCAATAAATCCATGCCGCTCAACATTGGCTCCAAAATCAAGCACCAAGCAATCAGTCTTGCCTTCGGCAATCCTAGTGCCGCGCCCAATCATTTGGACATACAGCCCCGTAGATGCTGTCGCCCGGACCAGCGCAACAACGTCCACGGCAGGGTGATCAAATCCAGTGGTTAAGACGTTCACATTTATCAGGCATTTAATCTTACCGCTCTTAAAATCGGCAATGGTTTTTTCGCGCATTTTGTTGCTGTCGCTGCCAGTGATCACAGCGACTTCAATGTCGTGGTAATCAAACTCATTTGCCAACATATGCGCGTGATCGACGCCGCTGCTAAACACCAGCCAACTTTTGCGATCCTCGCTCAGTTCCACGATTTCTTCAACAGTCTTCCGCACCAGTTCGGGATCAGACGCAGCCGTGGCAAGGTCGCTCTCAATAAACTCACCGCCCCGTTTCTTTACATTGGTCAGATCAATCTGGTTCAGACCGCCCTTCGATATGACAGGCGACAGGTAGCCCTGCTCCATTAGCATGTCGATTGGAATGTCATAAGCGATACCGTCGAACAAAGCACCCGCACCTTTGTGGAGATAGCCTGAGTCGAGCCGGTACGGCGTGGCTGTCAGACCTACCACTTTTATCGCGGGGTTGCACACTTTCAGATCGGCAATAAACCTGTTGTATCGCGTCTCAGTATTCTTGGGCAGCATATGCGCCTCATCGATCAAGATCAGGTCTGGCGCAGGAACGATGTCATAGGCGCGTTCCCATACGCTCTGAATGCCAGCAAAGGTGATGGGCCTGTCTAAGACCTTCTGTTTCAGCCCTGCACTGTAAACGCCGAAATCAGCCTCTGGATACATTTTCAACAGGCCATTGGCCCCCTGCTCCAGCAACTCTTTTACATGCGTCACAATCATCACCCTAGTGTCGGGAAATGACATGGCGTCTTTCACGATCTGCGCGATGATGGCCGTTTTGCCCGATCCCGTTGGGGCCACAATCAATGGATTATCGCCAGCCTTGCCTGCCCAATAATTGTACAAGCCATCCACAGCTTCTCTCTGATAATCGCGTAATTCAAAGGCCATGGGACAGAACTCCTTCACCGTGGGACAGAACTCTTTTTTCTACAACTTTAAATTCTGACAATGGAATATGCGTCACTGGTTCAATGTCTTGCCAATCACCACGATCTTTTCTGCCACCAATTTTTGAGGGCCAATCATTTTTTGAAAGCTCAACCCAACCCATTTTGTCAGACCAATCAACAAGTAAAATGCAACTAATATTGATGTCATAATACGATCTAGCCGCAACGATTTTTGACGTGGATATAATGTATGTCGAGTAAGCAGACATTTTATTCGATCTGCATTTAACTTCAACAAAGTTTAAAACCACGCCATCTTTGACCAGACAGAAATCCATTCTGTATTGCAAGGGCAGCTTGGCAATCTGAACGTCTTCGCCAAAGCTATCAACAAAAGTTTGAACCGCCATTTTTTCTTTTTTTAAATCGACCGATGTTTCATATTTTGGCCTCATTTTATAATCCTTTTCAAAAAATTATCAGCATCTTTGACGGCTGTGGCGTGTGGGGTCTTCTCTCCCCTCTCTAAAAAAGCGATCATATTAAAGGTGATATTGTCTTGCATATCGAACCATGAATTATTTTTTTCATAGGTCATTAATAAAGTTAAAATTATTAAACTAACGTCATCATCAGTCAGTTTGTCTGGCAAATCCTCAAGAAAACAATTCATCAATTCACGAATACTTTTATTTTTTTCCATCACGCAAACCTTTCTCTCAATTCTTCGCTGTTGTCTTGATTGCGGATGACGCCATGTGGGGTCTGATACTCCACGAAATCATCGCCAGCGTCTATGATCTCCCAATCGTCAGGCACCATGAAAGGATTAAACAGGTGGCCCCCTGCGCCTTCTTTGCGGCTCCAAGTGCCGTCTTGCTCTGGGGTGCTGTGGGCGTCTGTTCGATCATTAACCTCTGGCAATTCACCACCGTGGCAAATCGGAATGTAATTGCAAAATCTACAGGCAAACTTGGACGGATCGTGGCTGATCTTAGACGGTGGCTTTTCGTCAAAGATAATATTGCTGGCTTTGCTGATTAACATCTCACCCTCTGCCCGATCCCGCTTGATCCGCTCAGAATAAATCTCATCTGTGTTTTTGTTCACGGCAAAAAAATAGCAACGATCAATGTCAGCCAGATGCATTCCAACCTGACACTGCGCCCAGTAGATCGGCTTGCTGATCCTGACGCCCTTCATCTTGGTCTGAGCAAAGCTCTTGTCGTTCATCGTTTTAAATTCCAAAGTATGTGGCTCTTTGCTTTCTGGAAAGCCAATTCCAATGCCGTCCAGAGACAGAGCAAAATGACCACCACAAGCCGTGTAATTTATCTGTCGGCCCGTTTCTGGATCGACCTCCCACACCTCAACGCCAATCGCCCGAAGGTTTGCCACAATCCGCTCCTCCTCGCGGTCACCCGTTTCAAACAGGCGCAGCATACGTCCCTCAAAGCTCTGTGAGCTTGCATGGCGAAACTGATACCACAATGCCCTAGAACACGGGTTGCCTATCTGGCTCCCCCCAAGATGCGGCCTGTGTCCGTTCTCGCGGCTGGCCTCATAGTGTTCGTAAATGGCCTTGACCGTGGGCGATGGATTATATTTCTGAAGGTTCATCTTGGCTCCTCTCTATTTGTAAAATGGGGCAGCAAAAGCCGCCCCATCGTAAAACAGATTATCTTTTCCAAGGTGGCGCTGCCGCCGCCGCTGGAGCCGCCGCAGGGGCCGCTGTAACAGCGCCGTTTGTTTTGGCACTTGAGTACCCCTTAATCTCATTGCTGGCGCTGTACTGGCCGTCTGCGGCCTTGACCGCCACCTTCACCACCAGAGGCTTGTCGTGCAACTCGCTGCTATCTTGTGGCGTCATAACGCCCGTTGCGTGACAGATGGCCGACAGAGTGCGCTGTGCTATGTCCACTGCAATTTGATTGGGGTTGTTGAGGTTCAACCGGTCTATCAATTTTCGGCCAGCGTACTGGCCGTCAACAATCTCCAGACCAAGCTGAAGATATGAGCCAGTCATAGCCTTGGTTGGCTTCTCCTCGCTTTCGACAATTACTGCCGAATAGTTTCCCGCTGGTAGCGGCTCATATGTTGCGGCTGGTTCAATAGTCGCTGCGTTAAAACCATTTAGTTCCATGTGATTTCCTTTCTCACTCTGCTACAAAATCTG